ATGCCCATCAAAAACGAGTTCGGCGAGGCAAGCCAGAAGACCCAGGCGGCCTACCAGCAGTATCTGGCGGCACAGACCGAGCAGCAGAAGCTCATCAACGAGCTGAATCAGGCCCAGCTGGATGCCTACGACAGCAAGGTCTCCTACCTGGAAAAGCAGGAGAAGCTGGTGACCAACCGGCAGAACATGCTGGCTAAGCTCTACGGCGACGGGGACCTTGCGGGCCGGGAGGACGCTTACAAGGCTGCGGTGGAACAATACGGAGCCGACAGCGCCCAGGCACGGAAAGCCGCCACCCAGGGCACCATGACCGCCATCATCGGCGTGGGCACGGCACTGGACAGCATGAGCTACAGCCTGAAGAAGGTAACGAACAAGCAGCTGAAGTACGACGAGGCTGTGAAGAAGTTTGGCAAGAACAGCGAGACCGCACTGGACGCACTGGCAGACCTGCAAAGCGAACAGTACAGCTTTGTGGGCTTTGCAGAAAATCTGGCGGATGCCTTTGAGCTGGACGACTCCGGCAAGCGGATGATGATGCAGCTGGGCTACTCCATCTCGAAGAACTGGCGGCCCATTCAAGAGGGCTTCAACAGCGTCTGGGCACAGGTGCAGAAGAGCGCCCCGGAAATGGCCTCGAAGCTCAGCAGAGCCTTTGGCGTGGCCACCAAGGACGGCGTGACCGAAGTGATCACCGACCTCTTTGGCACCATTACCGCCCTTGTGAGCGGTGACTGGGGCGGGGCAGTGACCGGCGGCATTACCACCGTGCTGGACTTTATGGGCACGGAGTTCGGCCGCCTGATGATGAGCAAGGGTATGAACGCTCTGCTGGGACTGCCCAAAGCCTTCAGTGCGCTGGCGCAAGGCGGCGGTACCCTGAAGGTGATGGGCCAGGTGGTCAAGGTGACCGGCGTGACCGAGAACCTTGGCAGCATCCTGGGCAACATGAGCGTCCTGTTGGGCTCTGCCACGGGCGGCACGGGACTGCTGGGAGAAGCACTGGGCGGCCTTGGCAGCATCGGCGAGATGATCACCGGCTCTGGCGGCTTACTGGGCGGTCTGGGAGAACTGGGCGGCACTCTGATGAGCGTGCTGGGCTCCATTGGCCCCGAAGGCTGGCTCATTGGCGCGGCCATTGCGGGCGGCGGACTGCTGATCGCCAACTGGGACAAGATCGGTGATTTCTTCAGCGGGTTCTTTGACTGGCTGGGAAATGCCTTCTCGCACCTGTGGGACTGGATCAGCAACGGCTTCAAAGGCCTGGTGGACGTGGGCGGAAACCTGATCTCCGGCCTGTGGCAGGGCATTACCGGTGCGGCGGGTGCGGTGTGGAACGGCATCTGCGACTTCGGCAGCAGCATCGTGAATGGATTCTGCGACTTCTTTGGCATCCATTCCCCCAGCCGCGTGATGGCGGGCATTGGCGAATACCTGAGCCTTGGTTTAGCGCAGGGCATCACCGACGAGACCGGTTCCGTGGTGCAGGGCGTACAGGACGTGAGCGACACGGCTCTTTCCACCATGATGGATCTGGCCCAGCGAGTGGGCGACATTGCCAGCGACGATTTCGAGTATGAACCCAGCATCCAGCCCGTAGTGGATATGAGCGATGTTCAAAATGGAGTGGACTGGCTGAACGACACCCTGTTCCAGAACGGCACGGTCGCCCTGAACGCAGAGCGCACCGCAGGCCTTGCTGCCAACGTGGTGCGCAGAGCCGAGGTGACCAAGGCCCAGCAGGAAGAGGCCAACAAGGCTGACCAGAAGGCAAACCCCAACGCCGACATCGTTTCGAGCGTGGAGGCACTGGGCGAGCACATCGACAGCATTGCCCGGGCCGTGGCCAACATGAAGGTCCAGATGAACGGCCGGAAACTGGTGGGCGAGATCATCAACGACGTGGACGAGGGGCTGGGGAAGATCAACCGGAGGAACAACCGATGATGGGACGGAGCGCAACTGACCCGGCGCTTTCCTCAAAGATCCCCACATTTGCGGGGCTTATTTTTAAGGTATATGACAATGCAGGGGCTTCCCGGGAATACAGCACGAGAGACTTCAACCTGGTCCCCCTGAACCCCCTGCATGTCAATGCCTTTGAGGAAAAATACGAGACGATGGACTTTCCTTCCTACCACGGCACGCCGGAAAAGGCTCCGCTGGGAAAGAGGGTGTTCCAGAACTCGACCGGGAGCTGGGACTTTTATTATGTGGCGGACGGCGTACCACATTCCAGCTGGGATGACTACGGACGGCACGCCATGGACGATGTGCGGGAGCGATGCGGCATCCCCGACAAGACCGAACAGAGCATTCAGCTTTATCCCGACTGGTCGAGCCGGGAAGGTGACTGGACAAGCACCTATTTCCGGCTGATGCGGATCATTCAGGGAAGAGAATGCGAGGTGCGGATGGAGCTGGGCGGAACCGTGCTCTCCACCGCGCAGACGAGAAGCTACAAAGGGCGCTGCTGGATCAGCAACGTCAAGAACGGCAACGACGGACGGGTGACGCTGACCATCTCCTATGACTTCCAGCCGCCTGCCGACATGCTGAGTTAAGGAGGAGCCATGTACCATTCCATCACCATTGGTGACAAGAACACCTGGGATGACTGGAAGATGATCCCGGTCTCCCGGCCTGTGGTGGCTCCCCCGGTGGAGAAAGTCCTTTCCGTGGACGTACCCGGACGAGACGGAACCACCTACCTTTCCAAGAGCCTGACGGGTTATCCGGTATTCAAGGCCCGGGAGGGAAGCTGGGAGTTTTATCTGGACACGGACGAGTGGCGGGGGCAGAACCTTTCGACCCCTGTGGGAACCGGAGCGCTGGAGTATCTTTCCAGAGCGCTGGCGAAGAGCAACTCGATCCCGGCACAGACCAGGGTGCGGCTGGAGGATGACCCGGCGTTCTTTTATCTGGGGCGTGTCTGGGTGAACGGGGGCATCAAGCAGAAGAACGGACACAGCGTCGTGACCTTTGCTTACAGCCTTTACCCGTTCAAGTTCCTGTACGACAACATTCAGGAGGACTGGGTGTGGGATACCTTTGGGTTTGAGACCGATCTGGCCGTGCCCTACTGCAAGGACATCCACATCAAGGCACTCCAGACCAAGACCTTCCGGATGCCGCCCAGCGAAAAACCGAGCCTGCTGCAAGCAAAATGGACCGGGGGCGGTTTGGTGGGGGTTACACTGGCAAAGAGCCAGACCTACCCTTATGACAAAGCGAAGGAGCTGGGACTTCCGGCGGTGACAGTTTCGCCCGTTATGCCCCAGCTGGACGAGGGCATGGGAAAGGTGGACATCGGCCTGATCGACAACGATCTGCGATACGACGTGTACGAAGTATGGGTGAGCGGCCTGATGGGTGAGGGAACGATCAACCTGTATTACCAGCCAGCGTATCTATAAACCTCTCCGTCAGCTTTACGAAATTTCAAAATGGATGCAGAAAGGAGGGAGGAGCCATCGGATATCAAGTTTATGCGGGAACCATCTCAAAGAAGACGGAGACCTTTAACGGCACGAGTGCTCTGGGGTTCCAGTGGGACACCCGGGAGTGCATCTTTGATTCCCAGGGCGACACGATAGAGGGAAGCGTTTCCAACCGATTCCTCGAAGACCCGGTGCTGAACCTGGCCAAAAACGAGTTCGGCAGCTTTGAAGCGACCATCCCATACCAGATCAACACGGCATTCGGCAGTTACAAGAACCCCGTGTACACCACCCTGAAGTACGAGAAAACGTGGCTGGTGGTGGAAGAGGACGGCAAACCGATCTGGCTGGGTTATGTGACCGAGACGGAAAAGCTGTTTGACCTGAGCTACAAGCTATATGCCGAGGGCGTGCTGGGATATCTCCAGCGATTTGTGCCGAAAGTGAACGGCGGAACCTACTACCTGACCACCGACAACCCGCTGGAGCAGTGGTCGAGCGTGCCCTCCAACAGCATCTTCTACCTTGCAACGCAGGCGTTGAAGGACTACTATCAGGGGCCTTACGGGACCTTTGGCATCGGGAAGGTGAACATCCAGCCCGGGCGCACCATTGACACCTCCAGCAAGGGAACCCTGTTCGAGAGTCAGTGGAGCCTGCTGAACACCTTTTTGCTGGAAGAATACGATGGATACCTGCGGACACGGATCGTGCGGGCAGACAACGGCACTGCGGTATGGCGGGTGTACATCGATTACCTCGTGGAAACGGATGCCACCACGACACAGACCATTGAATATGGCGTAAATCTGCTGGATTTCAGCTATGTGGAGCAGATGTCCAGCGACGTGGTGACCCGTGTGACCGCATACGGCACCCAGACGACCACCAGCGGATGGTGGATCTTCAAGACGACCACCGTGAGCGCGATCTCGGAAACGGTGCGGGACGAGGCGGCAGAAGCAAAGTACGGCATCATTGAGAAGTGCATCCAGGTCGATGGCAACACGAACAACGACAACCTGCGCAAAGAAGCACAGACCGAGCTGAAGGGGTACAAGCAGAACATCGAGCCTGTGATGACCCTGACCGCTTACGACCGGGTGGACAGCGGGGAAAGCAATGACCGACTGGGATTTCTGATCAAGACCCACATCATCTCCAGCCCCCACGAGATCGACAAGTGGCTGGTGTGCACCAAGCTGAAGCTGCCGCTGGATGCGCCCAACGAGAAGCAGTTCACCTTTGGTCTGACCCCCGAGAAGCTGACCAAACAGCAGGTGCAGAAGCAGGCCATGGACAGCGTATGGACGATCGCACAGGCGATCATCAGTTTCCTGAACCAGCTGCTGGGCAACCTGAGCAGTTCGTAAGGGTTCAAAATGGAGGAGGTTGAGAATAGGAATGGATTTTGATGCGATCATTACGGGCATCCGGAAGGCGATCTATGGCCGGGAAGTCCGTGAATACATCGCCAGCTCGATGGAGTGGACCCGGGACTTTGTGAACCAGAGCATCGCCAACATCAAAGAGCTGCTCCGTCAGGCCGAAGCGGCACGGGATGCGGCAAAGGCAAGCCAGGATGCTGCCAAGGTGAGCGAGACCAACGCCAAAGCAAGTGAGAACGCGGCCAAGGCAAGTGAGAACGCTGCGGCATCCTCTGCTTCTGCGGCGGCAGGTTCGGCCAGCGCGGCAAAGACCAGCGAGACCAACGCCAAGGCCAGTGAGAATGCGGCAAAGACCAGTGAGACCAAGGCGAAGACCTCGGAGACCAATGCCAAGGCCAGCGAGAATGCAGCCAAGACCTCGGAGACCAACGCGAAGACCAGCGAGACCAACGCCAAGAGCAGCGAAACGAAAGCTGCCACCAGTGAGGCCAATGCCAAGACCAGTGAGGCCAACGCGAAAGCCAGCGCCGACAGCATGAGAACCAGCGTGGCCACCTGCACCGCCAAGGCCAAGGAAGCCGAAGCAAGCGCAGGGAAGGCCGCGGCCAGTGAGGGAAATGCGAAGACCAGCGAGGGAAACGCCAAGGCCAGTGAGAACGAAGCCCGCCAACTGGTGGAAGCGGCCAAGAAGGTGGTGAACACCGACAAGACCCTGACCATTGACGGCGCACCCGCGGACGCAAAGATCGTGGGCGACAAGTTCAAGAGCATCAAGACCGACTGGAATTCCGTGACGGATAAACCGAGTACGTTTCCACCGAGTGCGCATAACCATAGCGCGGCCAATATCACTTCCGGGATTCTAGGGCTTGCAAGAGGAGGAACTGGGTGCTCGACGGCCCTGGATGCGTGCGAGACTTTGCTCTGGAGAGGCGAGCTATCTGGCGCGCCTAATTGGGATGCTCTCGATACAGGCATTTGGCGGACAACTCCTGAGCACTGGGGAACGAACGGGCCAAGCGGGGTATATACATACGGCATTGCTATGGTGTGGAATTATGCCGGTAATGTAACACAAGTATATATTGCTCATAGTACAGGGGAAATGGCGTTTCGTCAGAGATGGACTGATGGCAACGGCTTTTCAGGTTGGGCACGAGTAAACACCGGAGGCACTCTTTCTGCATACCCCGTCGGTGCTATCTACATAAGCACCAGTTCCACCAGCCCGGCAAGTTTATTCGGCGGAACGTGGGAGAGCATTGCTTCTGAGCGTGTACTGATGGGCGTTTCCAGTTCCCACGGCGCAGGCAGCACCGTAAGCGCAGGTCTGCCGAATATTAAGGGTGCAGTCTTAGATACATGGCACGGCGGCGGCCCGTCTGGTTCAGGTGCGTTAAGCGTAGCAGTAAACGGCAGAAGCGCTGTTCGTAATGGCGATGATGGTACATTTACCTGGGGCAATTTCTACTTTGACGCAGCCTCGTACAACAGTATTTACGGCAACGCTTCCACCGTACAACCAGCCGCCTACTATGTTTATATGTGGCGGCGCACTGCGTGATCATGCGGTTCTTCTCCACATGTAGACGTAATATGCTGCGGGCTGCACGGTCGAGCTGTTGCCGTAGACAGAGGAGCAACGGCTTGCGTAGAAGTTGACGTTCAGACCCAGATTATTGGCGTATCCATCTGGGCCAGGCTGGCTGGATGCAGTTGCAAATGCGCCAGAAGGAGTTACAAATCGCCATGTTGCCATAGCTGTAGTTTCACCTACAATATTCGGCAGACCTGCGCTGAGAAGTGCGAAAACTGCCGAAAGTCCGAAATGAAAAAATCAAAATGGAAGGAGATGAACCTCTATGGAAGATGATTTCTACTATGGAGAGCTCCCCGAATTACCGCCCCCTGTGGCGAACACCACCCCAGATCTTGTGGACGAGGACGACAACCCCGTGGAGAACCCCGACCTCGAGCTTGGCTGGCTGAAGAACGAGACCAAGACCGTGCACCATGATGCGGTAGAAGGCGTGAAAAAAGTCAGCCATTATGAGGTGAACCTAAAGCCTGATGGAACCCCCGCTATTTACTATGATGCCAATGGCAAGGAGTATGGTCGGGATGTCCATGAGGTGATCGATGTTCCCGGTGTACAGGCTCGGGATGCCTACGACGAAGAAGTGGCGTTCATACGATACATCAAGTACACGGCTGAAGAACTGGCGAAAAAGAAAGCCGAAAAAGAGAAGCAGGAAGAACGTCAGAAAGCCGTGGACACCCTGCCCGAAACACTGGCCGCCCTGCAAAGCGCCCAAACCGACACCGACAGCCTGGTGGTGGATCAGGAGTACCGGTTGACCATGTTGGAGCTGGGGGTTACACCGGAGGAATAAGAGTCGAGTCAGCCCATTTGTATCGTTTCGCTTATTGGCACACTGAAAAGGAATGCTGATGAGCGATTTTTTTACATTAAGATGGCTCATGCGGAACGTGAGCAGAAAGGAATCAAAATGGAACTCTACAACACCTGTGCACGCCTGATCGAACGCGGCAAGACCAACGGGATGCAGCGGAAGCTGGATATCTTCTTTGCCAACGACCGCCTGACCGAAGAGGAGTACGAAAAGCTGTGCACCCAGCTGGCCGAGAAACTGAAGGAGCAGGGCAATGCTTGATGTCATCGACGTTTCCCGCTGGCAGGGAACCATTGACTGGAAAAAAGTCAAGGCCAGCGGAAAAGTAGGTGGCGTGATGATTCGTGCAGTTTCCACCAAGAGCGGGCAGCTCTATGTCGATCCGTGCTTTGAAGCGAACTATACCGGGGCCAAATCTGTGGGTTTGCCAGTTGGCGTATATACTTACACCGTTGCGGTAACGGAAGGCATGGCAAAGAAGGAGCTGAACCTGCTCAAGACATGCCTGGAAGGAAAGAGCTTTGAGCTGCCCATTGCTATGGACGTGGAGGACCCCCGTCTGAAAAGTCTGCCCGCAGCCGAGTTGACGAAACTTGTCAAAATGGAGCTCAGGGAGATCGAAAAGTGGGGACTGTACGCGATCCTGTATACCTACTCGAACTTTGCCGACTACAACCTGAACATGTGGCAGCTGAACGACTTTGACCTATGGCTGGCGGACTACCGGAACAAGCGGCCGACCCGCAAGCACGGTATGTGGCAGTACAGCTCCAAGGGCAAGGTGGCTGGTGTGAGCGGCGTGGTGGACATGAACCATGTCTACAAGGATTACCCGAGCATCATTGCAAAAGCGGGTCTGACAAGCGTGAAGGGAGCGTGAACCCCACGGAAAGCTTTATCATGACCCATTTCAACGAGGTGGTCTCCCTGGTCATCGCGGCGGCCATTGGATGGGCGGGGAAGGCGTTCTACGCCACCATCCAGGAGCAGAAGGCACTGAAAAAAGCGGTGAAGGCTCTGCTCCACGACAGACTCTATCAGAGCTGCCGGTACTACATCCAGCAAGGGTATGTTGACTCGGAAGGGCTGACCAATGTGGGGCTTGTATACGAGGCGTACCACGAACTGAAGGGCAACGGCACCGGCACGAACCTATATGAGCGGATGGAGGCACTGCCGCTGAGGGAAGATCACACAGCCTAAACAGGAGGACTTCAAAATGGAGAAATACACCAATGCAAGTGCTGCGACCTGGGCGAGAACCATCTGCCTGATCGTGGCGCTGCTGAACAGTCTGCTGGCTTCGTTCAACAAGAGCCCGCTGCCCATCGACAACGAGCAGCTCCAGCAACTGGTCAGCACCCTCATCACCGTTGTGGTGGCCATTATCAACTGGTGGAAGAACAACTCCTTCACCAAGGAGGCCATCGAGGCAGACGAACTGTTTGCACGGCTGAGGGCGGAAAACAACGCCAGGAAGTAATCAAAATGGAGGAAAAGTCTATGGAAAAATATGGTGCCGCTGGGCATTGATATTTTCATGGACTTTTCTTTTTTGAGTTGTCGGATTTGAGCGATTTGTCGATGGATATATGCCCCGGCATCTGGTATAATAAGGGCACGATAAACAACTTGCGCCTATACCTGTGAAGAACGGAGAATACCTCGCAACAATTAGGTAAATTTCCTATCATAAAAACGGTACCACTGCCAGCCGGGTGGAGCGCGCCATCCGCCACGCCATTGAGGTGGCGTGGGACCGGGGCGATGTGGATACCCTCAACAGCTACTTCGGCTATACCATCCACAACCTGCGGGGCAAGCCCACCAATTCGGAGTTCATCGCGATGATCGCTGACAAGATGCGGCTGGATAAACGGCAGAGAGCAGTGTGATGGATGCACATGCCGACGTGATATTTTGCGTGCACATCTGGCAATTCTGGGGGGTTGAAAAAATGTTTATCGCTATGGAATTATAGAATTATGGATTCCGTAGTGATAAACAGAAACCTTCCATAGCGATAAACCTTCTGGATTCATTGAGCGGCAGCGGATGATCCAGAAGGTTGTTTTTATGTTGGAACGTGATGTGGAACTGTTCATAGAGCACTGTGAATTGAAGGGGTTGAGCAAAAAGACGATTGGAAGCTACGAACAGACGATGCGATTATTTATTAAATTTTCCAACGAACAGGGGATCGTGCAGACGGAGAAGGTGACGCACATGATGGTACAGAACTATATTAGCGTCAATTAATGTGGTTGAACGAGGGTTGATAAAATGACTGCTCTATGATAAAATAAACAATAGAAACAGGAGGTGAGGGAAGTTGCAGGAAACCGAAGCACAGAAGCGTGAACGGCATCATCAGGAAGATCTTCAGCGATTGAGAGGGTTCCGGCCTATCGACGATACGTTTATGCGCGGGATGTTCAAGGATAATATTCCATTGGCAGAACTGGTGCTCCGCATCATTGTGGGTAAACCTGATCTGACACTGACCAAATGTGAAACGCAGGCCGACCTGAAGCGCGTGACTGGAGCACGGTCAATTTGTCTGGATGCATATGCCACCGACAGCACGGGCAAGAAATATGATATCGAGATTCAGCGCTCTGACAATGGAGCTGACCCGCACCGGGCAAGATATCATTCCAGTGTGATGGATGTAGAAAATCTGGACAAGGATCAGGATTACCGAGAACTGCCGGATACCTATGTCATTTTTATCACGGAAAAAGATTACTATAAGGCCGGAAAACCTGTATATGTCATTCGGAATATGAACTTGACGTTGGGACTGCCGTTTGAAGATGGAACTCATATTCTGTATGTCAATGGCGAGTATCGTGATGATTCTGACATTGGAAAACTGATGCACGATTTCAATTGCACCAGTGCAGAGGAGATGAACTTTGACCTGATGGCAGAACGAACGCGCTACTTGAAAGAAAACCCGAAAGGAGTGGGCAGTATGTGCAAGGCTATGGAAGAGCTGAGAGTTGAAAGCTATGCCGAGGGAAAAGCTGAAGGCGTAGAAATCGGTAAAATGGAACAGGCAAAAAAGACTGCCTTGAAACTCAGTCGGAAGGGGAATTCCGTAGAAGAAATCGCAGACCTTCTTGGCTATGATGTTGATACTGTAAGCAGTTGGATCGCCCCGAAAGCATGTTGA